CTAACTTTTAAGTACCTACCATCAATAGCTTTTATTCTTCCTTTATAGCCAGCACTTTCTACCTGACTACGTAGTCTTTTAAGAGAAGGTAAGTTAGATAAGAACCTATTAATTAAAACATTACCCTGTTGTTTTCCAGCTCCTACTATCTTACCTATCTTCTCTGCACCAGCACCATAAAGAAAAGCATATATAAAAGTCTTTGCCTGGTCTCTATCTTTTATACCGGCCAACTCCATATTTTTTGTATGTATATCTCCATTCAATATCTCATCTGTATAAGATGTATCATTAAGATAATGTGCAAGACAACGTAACTCTAAACCACTAGCATCAGTGCCTACCAATTTATAATTTATAGTATCTGATATAGTCCAGAGACCTCTACAATCTTTACCATAAGGTGAGTATGTAGCCGGCACTTGTGCCATGTTAGGTGAGTTATGTGCCATGCGACCAGTAACAGTTCGTAATGTCATTACTCTTCCATGTACTCTATTATTAGTGTCACATGCCTCAATCCAAGACTCTACCATTACTGCCCTTTTCTGCAGTAAGAAATACTTTGCAAATCTTTCTGCAGTTAGTTTCAACTCTGGCTCTTTAATTGTTTTTAAAACAGCTTCATTAATTATAATATTATCTTTATCAGTAAACTGTTTTGGTTTCCAACCTCTCTTCATCAACCTATCTGCTATCTGCTGACGAGAACCTATATTGAAAGGTATCTCCTTTGTCTTCGTTTTCATTTCTACAATGGTAGGTTCAAATTCCTCCAAAGACCATTGTTCCAAATCATAGATATCATCTTTTAGTTTTGCTAATAACTCCTGTGCTTTTCTTATATCAAAAGCAAAACCATTCTTCTCTTGTTGGTCTATGATTAATCTAATATCATGTTCTAAATCTATAGACTCTTTTGTAAACCCTTTACTTTCTTTTAACAACTCTTTGTAAACAGCGTGTGTAATCTCTACGTCTTGTTTACAATAATCTAACATAGCTTTATTATATTTTAAAAAGTTTACTCCCTCACCACCTTTAAGCATGTTTAGTTTTTCTCCCCATGCTTTAAGGCCATGACCTTTTTCTCTTATAGGATTAAATAACTGAGATAATATTAATGTATCTACAATATTACCTGGAAGTATCTCTGCATCTAATAATTTATTTAAAACAGGAGCATCAAAAGATAAACCATTATGCATAATAAATTTATCTACAACTTTAGTCCAACTTTTAAAACCATACATGTTAGATGAGTCCCATACATATACAGTATTAGTATCTATATCTTTTGCCACTATGCAATGTATTTTAGAAGGATTAAATCCATCTGTTTCAATGTCAAGAACTACTTTCATTTTTCTTCAGCACCACACCAACTGCATTCTTCTCCTTTACCTATCTCCATTTCTGATTGTTCCTCTGGACAATAATGACTCCACATTTCAGGTTCACTAAATAACTCTTGTTGTTTTTCCATAGTAGGAAAATTAAATGTGTGATATACATATACATGTGTCTCACATTTAGGACAACTTAGATTACTGACGATATCATAATCGTCTCCCTCTTCTCCATCATGGTCTCCACCATGTATTAATTCTGTTCCACAATGTAAACAATTCATTATATTACTCCTTGTGCTTCATTACTAAATTCATCCTCAAAAGGATTGTCTATTTGTGACATTCTACCAGACTTTTTATCATAATGCAAGTAAGAACATACACCTGTTTCTCCTGTGTATCTATTTTTTAAAATACGAATCGTTGTAGTGCAAGCAATTACTTCATCATCTGATTGTTGATTTCTTTCTAAAGCAATAACACTATCAGATAAATGTGCAATACTGGCACTACCTCTCAAGTGAGATAGAGTAACTTCTTTTCCATTCTCGTGACCTAAGTCTCCTGATGGTCTCCTAAGATGTGATACTAATAATAAACCAACTCCTGTCTCTTCTACCAGTGAACGCAACTTAGTCATCAATACATCAATAGACTTTCTTTCATCTCCATCATCTTGTCCACTAACTAAGATAGATAGATGGTCTAAGAATATCCATTTGCAATCCAAAGACTTTGCCATATATCGAACCCTGGATAATATCTCATCATTACCTATTGAACCAAAGTGGTCAAAGGCAAAGAACCTACCAGAACCTATTGTTTCTTTTTGCCATTTGTTTAACTGCTCTCTAGCGAATTGATTTCGTATCTCCTTGATATACAATCTTTGGTTTGCCTCAACGGACATAATATTAAATGCAGTATTCTTTGTGCTTTCTTCTAATGCTAATATTCCTATATTATCCTTTGAGTTTTTTAGAATGTGGTGCATTAACTCACGCATGATAGAAGACTTACCCATACCAGCACCAGAGGTGAATGTAACTAACTCTCCTGTTCTCATGCCATATGTTTTTTCATTCATGGCACTCCAAGGATAAGGTATCGTTTCACAATACTCTTCCTCATACAAGTCATCTCCTAACTTGGCTAAGTTCACTATGCCTGCCGGTGTGTATGATTCTGCACTCCACCAGTCTTGAACAAAGTCTTTTGCTTTACCCATCTTCAAATATTCGTTAGGGTCTTTGTAATCCAATTTAACTATCTTACATTTGTTTGGTTCAAATAATTGTGCAACCTTTTGTGATGCTTCAACACCAGGTTTATCTGTGTCAAAACATACCACAACATTTTCAAAACTATTCAAATATTCTAAGTGTTGTTTACAATTCTGAACAGCACTTTGAACTCCATTCTTGATTGATACTACTGCCCATTTACTTCCTAACATTTCATACACAGACATGGCATCTATCTCTCCTTCAACGATAGTAATATATTTACCACCAGACTTGAATAAGTTTTGTCCAAACAGTAAGGCATCTCCTATGTTACCTTGAGACCATATTTTTTTTCCTTCTACTTGTCTCACCTTTGTAGCAACATGGCTACCATCTGTGTTAAAATATTCATAGTAGTGATGTGTTATCATTGACCCATCTTGTCTTATCTTTGTTCGATACTTTCTGGCAGTTTGTTCTGATATTCTTCTATCCGTAATACTACCATAGTCTCCGGTGCTAGTTATTCTATTCTGCATATCTACCACCTCTCCTGTTTTTTGGAATCCTGTTTCCATTTTTGCCTCTCCTACATTATTAAATCTTTTGTTACATGAAAAACAAAAGGCATGTCCATCCGCATGTATGTTATAACCATTACTTGAGCCACATGAAGGGCACTCTCCTCTGCTTATCCATTTACTTTGCATCACATCATACCTAGTGTATTAGTTACACCTATGACTACATAGATAGCTGTGTATATTAATAAAAATTCTAATCCTATCATTTATATTCCTTTCTATATTATTTAAAAGTATAATAAAACATCATAATAAATATATATAATACCCATAAGGATAATAATAAAATAAATATATTAATTATTATATTTGATATTATATTAATATATTTAGATATTATACTGAATATTTTATACTTGTCAATCAAAATCTTTCAAACTATTTTTATAAAGTTTTTCCGCTGAATCAATATCAAAACCTATGCTATTTTTACAATCCAATTTCGCATACATTTTGGCTTCTTCATTAGAGCAACCTTCTTTTTTGTACTCCTTAAATAACTTTCTATAGAGTCTTTTCTCATCTTTATCCCAAAGATTACTCATTATTTTCTCCTAACTATTATACAATAAAAAAAATAAACTTACAATTAATAATAAGGGAAACATATTATTAATCCATAAAAATTTAATTTTCTTGGTTTTTTGAAACCACCGACCGGTAGCCTTTAATCTTCTTTCTCTATCACTACTCATCTTTTAAATGCTCTGCATCTGGCATCTCTGCATCTCCTAACCAAACACCATCAGAGTTATTTGTAATAGTTTTTCCATTATCTTTTTTTACTCCTAACTCTCTACGCAATTTGTAGTTCTCTTCATTTAATTGTTTTATTCTGATGTGAGAATTTTTTAATTGTTCTTGTAAATCTTTCACATTTTTTTCTAATATATTTATTACTACTGGGTCATACATTTTTTTCTCCTATCTCCTGGTTAATATATATGCTAATAATATGATAAACATTCCTACTACTATGCCTCCTAAAAAATAATATAGTATATATATTTCCGCCATTAGTGTATTCTTTCTATAGTGACACCATTATCCATAGCGAAGTTTATATCAACTCCCCACTCCACTAATTCTTCTAGTGCATCTTCTTCTGTTTTAAATTTTAATATTTTATTTTTATCATCAACCAACTGGTCAATAGGGAATGATTCTGTCCACGTACATTTATTATTCCATTTACCAAAATCAAATCTATGATGTGTTATTATGAACATTCTTATCTCTCTTTCTGTCATACTTCTTTTTGCTTTTGACAATTCTCTGCCTATATCTTGTGTCAAGTAAATTTTTTGCCACAACATTTGGTACTCTAACTATAGGGTTTATTTTATTCATAGTATTCCTATAAATATTGTATCATAGATAATTATAAAATGCAAGTCTAACTCTTTTTAATTTCTTCTAACTCTTCTAAATAAAAAGGTGTTAAATAATTTTCTATCTTAGTTATCTGGTATTGTATATGTTCTAAATCCTTTTTAGTAACCTTACTAGGTTCGTCTAAACAACAAGCAATAGATATACTAGCCTCCCTTACTGCCTCTAATACTTGTTTACTCATCTTTATCCTCAGTACCTTCAATAAAAATATTATTACTATTAAAAAGACCCTCTATTTGTTCTAAACATTCTTCAAATACTTCTTGTCCCTCTTCAGTATATACTTCATTACCTTCTTTATCTTCTATAGTATAAGAATCATATTCTAATTTTAGAATACCTCTCATAAGATTCTCTGCTAACTCAGATGTTATAGCTATATAATTTTCTCTGGTTAAATAATTTTTAGTATTCATTTATCTTCCTTATCCTCTAATAATTTTCTTGCTTGTACTAATGCTCTTTTCTCTGCAAAGGATATTACTTTTTTCTCTCCGGATAATGCACCTATCTTTGGTGGTTTAGTGTTCTCCACAAGCTTTATATCCGGTTTAAACCCTACATCATCTCCAAAGAAAAACTCTTCTAGTTCGTGGAATCCTCCTATGTGTAGAAATATTTGTGGCACAGTTTTATGTCCGGCACTTTTAAATCTCCTAACCTTCTCCGCAGTATCTAGTTCTCTCTCTTCGTATACTTCGCCGGCTTCATCTAGTAAAGACTTTGCCTCTGCACAATAGATGCAGTTCTTTTGTGTGTATATAATATATTTAATCATCTGCTAAATCCTCACTTCCTTGCACTATTTCCATTTGTGAATCTTCTCCATAGTCTGTGCCATCATAGTAAACTGTAAAGTTTACCTCTTGACCACAATAAGGTAACTCATCAAAAGCCTCGTGATATCCTTGTTCCGGTATACCTATTTCTTTGTAAGCATCTTGTAACTCTGATTCAGTTAGTTTTCTATCTGACTTTACTGTATATCTTCTAGAATCAGTAGACCACTCCTCTACAACGTATGTATATTTACTCATCATCTTTCTCCACCTTGCTTGGGTCAAATGCCTCTGGGTCTGTATGGCATACATAATCGCTATGATAGAATTGTGTGTATTTACCTTCGTCTTCTCCATATTCTCCTATACCACCTTTTTTCTTTAAGTCAAAATGAGTTATAGCAGTTTCAAAAGCATCTTGTAATCTTATTATATCTCCTAAATGCACA